CTTCAGCGGTCTGCTTGTTCGAGCCAACCGCAGCAGCAAGGCCGTCTGCGTTCTCTTTGATTGCATCAGCCAGTTCTGCCAGTTTTCCGCTGCTGTCCACCGCGTTCTCGATCAAGTCTTTGAACGTCTGAGATTCCTTCATGTCCTCCAAAATCACACTGGAGACATCAGAAACATCTATACTTGCCTGCCCACGAACCCAGCCGGTATAACCGGACTCGTTACCGGTTCGGTCAACCAGCTGTGCGCGGTACCAGAAAATCTGCCCCGCTTTAAGGCCCATCTGCTGATATTTACGCTGCGGGTATGGCACATCGGCCAGCAACATCGCATCGTCCTCAGTACCGGTCAGGCTGTACTGAATTTCCGTCTTCAGTGTATCGTCCGTATTGGCCGGGAACCCCCAGTTCAGCTCGATACCGAACACCACGTTTTCAGACGCGATGAAACCCACCGGCTTCGGCGGATTCCCGTCCTTGCCCGTCAGCGTTTTCTCTTCTGAATACCCCCATCCGGATGAAATTTCAGCGGCATTGATGGCACGCACGCGCACCAGGTATCGTCCCGCATAAATGCCCGGAACGTCGAATGACGTGGTGGAGCTGCGTGGCACATTGACCCAGTTCCCGTCGTTGCGGCGCCACTGTGCTTCATAGGAGATAGCGTTCTTCGCCTGGTCCCAGCTGACGCGCATGGTCTGAACGCTCACATTCTGCTGAACCACAGAGAATGAATTGATGACGATGTTGTCCGGCGGGGACTGATTACCTGGCGGTATGACACTTATTGGCCGCTGGTCGATAATGGCACCGGTATCGATACGCGCATATTTATCCGGATCGTGCAAAGCGCCAGAAATCGAAAACGTGCCATCATTATTATCTGCAACGCTGATAACGCGATATTGCTGCGCATAAAGCTCTTCGGACTCGACAATCCACACCGATTCCACCGCAGGTGTTTCGCTGTATGCCGTTGTCACGGTGACTGCCCGACCGTTTACGCTCTGTATCGTCCTGCTCTGCGATGCGCCGGACGGAAGGTTAACCATCAGACGGCTTCCGGGAGCGGCTGCCGAATCACGATCAAGCGTGATAACGCGACCGTTAACCGCGCTGATGCGGCCGCCCATAACCTTTCCGGAAAGCAGCTCGTCTGCCACAGCGATGATATAGCCAGGCTGTGGTATGTTTCCGTCCAGCCCGACATCGAACGACACGATGCGATCCTTGTTATTGGTCAGGATACCCCAGCGCCCTTTGCGGTTTGCCTCTGACTGCCGGGTACAACCAATGGCTGTCATTTCGAGCTGGTTTGTACCAAAGCGAGCGACGAGATCCTGTTCAAAAACCGGCTCCATCGCGTCTGCGTAGGCATTACCCGGATCGGACCAGGAAACCAGTGCCGTGGTATATCGGGTTTTCGTGGTGCTGCCCGAATAGGTGAAGCGGCCATCAACCACGTTTGCACGTGTGTAGCTGTAATCCACATCGCGGGGCATATCCGCAAGCGCAACAATTTGATCGCCGCCCCAGTACGTCATACCACGGAATATCGCCGCAAAATCACGTAAAACGGTATAGGCATCATTCCTCTCCTGCACGTACACGTTGCAGGTATAACGAGGCTCGGTGCCGCTACCGCCTTTACCATCGGGAACCGGCTGATCACAATATTGTGCTACCTGGTAAAGCGTCCATTTATCAATATTTGCCGCCGACAGGCGATTGCCCAGCCCAAAGCGGTCGCTCACCACCAGATCGTGAAAAATCCAGGCAGGATTGTCTGTCCACGCCCACTTAAACGTCCCCGTCCAGGTGCCGCTATAGGTACGAGTTTCCGGGTCGTAAGTATCCGGAACGCGGATTACACGCCCTCGCGGTTCACAGGATATTTGCGGGATAGAGCCGTTAAACTGGCTTGAGTCGAATTCGATGTATAGCAGCGCGGTATTTGGATAACGCAGTTTGGCATCGATGACCTCTGTGTAGCTCTGCAGCGTCATCGTGTCGCCAATTTTCGCACTATTGGCATCCGCCGTGAGCTTACGCAGGCGCACCGTCCATGTGCTGCCTGCCTGTGGTAAATCGATACGATGGCTGCGTTCGTAGCCGGAAGTTGTCTTGCCGGTTACGCTGGTATTAAGTACCGTCTGCCAGGTGCCTCCATCGGTCTGCAGATCAATAGCGTAGTTAATTGAATAGCCAACCAGATCGCTATCGTCCTCCTGTTTAAAAAGCGATGGCCACTTGAGGCGCAGACGAACGGCTGACAGTTGCGTGTTAGTAAAGGTGTGCGTCCAGGCAGTGGTGCTCGACACTTCGGTGCCCACGCTGATTTCATTTTCGGTACCGGGGATACCCTGAATATATTTTTGTGCCTGAGTCCCAGGGCGAAATTCCCACGCCACGCCGCTGAAGTTTTGCGATCCGTCTGCATTCTCCAGTGGCGTGCCATCGAGATAGATATCCTTCGCCGTCAACTGCCCTGCAAATTCGCCCTCTCCCAGTGCAACAAGAATTTTTGCCTTCGCTACGGACTGGAGATCGTCTGGTTGTTCAGTCGGGGTGCGGGAACTGGAGCTGCCGCCCTTGCGGCCTCTAATCGGAGTAGATGTAGCCATATTGCGCCCATAAAAAAAGCCACCTTAGGTGGCTACTGTTTGAATATCAGGGTGTTGCTTATTGAAAGCCCTAGTTTAGGTAAGCATTCAGCCCGTCAGTGGTGGGACACTGGCGTTTACTGATTAAGAGGCATGGCTGAACACCTCACTTAAGGAAATAAAATGCTTATAAATTTTGATCCCTTACGAGATTTTGAACAAGACAGACGATCTCATCCGTGGGGAAAAACTGCTTACAACGAAAGGGTCGGTTTTTACTCAAACTTCATTCAACACCCGGAACTCATAACCGAAGTCCTTGAAGACTTTAAGCCTCACGAAGATAAAAAGGCTATCCAAACATTCTATACATTCCTGAAATGGATAAACGGTGCTGAATCAGCTTTTGAAACCAATGATTGTGCATTAAGGGAAAATGTCATAGCGAACACTGATTCGCTGTTCAAATTCTCCCACAAAATAGATGGCCGGGTAGAGTTCTTTCTTAGAGAACATCAATATAACTGCCACAAAGATATTTCTACATGGCTGATGAGAATGTCATCTCTTTATTTGCAGGTAGAAAGGCCCGATTTCTTCAATGCCCTTATCGATATCCAGCTCGCACCGACAGACTTCATCACACTGCCTGCTAATCAACGTGATGGCTACAGAATCAGGCTGGTCTTCAATGCGTATGGGAACGGTGATGTTGAGGTATGGGAGGCGCTCAACACTACGTTTAACAGCATCTTCGAATCCACCAAACGGTTGAATAAGGCTCTCTCTGAAGGAGCCAGCCCCACATTTCCTTGAGGGAAGATGCTCCAGTAATCTATAAAAGTCCATAATAACCTCGCATAAGGCTGATTCGTCAGCCTTCAATAATAAAGTCACAGCCTACTGCTGATCCTCGACATAAATCCCGGCAGAAATAATCGCGCCGCCTATGCGTCGACGGCCATAAAGAAGCGGTACCGGATAGCCCTGCGCAGAGGTGTTGGTGACCCCACCGAACGCGTATGAGGCGCGGTTATCTGAGCTCTGTTTGCTGGCCAGCCCTGTAGCCTGAGGGGATAACATCTGGACTACGCCCCCCAGCGTCATGGACGCACCAGCAGCAAACATCATATTGCTGGCAGCGATACTCAGACCTGGCATCCAGATCGATGCAATCACTAATACTGCGCCCAGGATAGTTTGAATCAAACCGGCTTTTTTACTCCCGATGATTACCGGGACAATGCGGATAACATCGCCGGTAACCGGGAAACCGAGGTCATCCACACCGATGTTTTTTTTACCCTTAAATACGGAGTATGTGAGTCCACGGCGCTGGCTGGAAATCATAAACTGCTCAAAGCCCGGAATAGTCTTTGCGAGCGCCACTCCCGCCTCGCTGACACGGGAAATCAGGCGGTGGTGAATTTTACCGAATGTTTTCCCGAGCACGCCGCCAAGCTCAATGCGGGTCATTACTTCCTGCATGTTTCACCTGCCATTACATCTTTATAGCGAACGATCTTCATCGTGCGCTCCTGCCAGTATCCGCCATAAGGAACACGCTGACTCAGATGCCCGTAAAGATGGTGCAGCAGCATGTTACCCTCCAGCAATATCCCGGCATGATTCCACTTATCGGCCTGCACCTGCATGATGACCAGATCACCTTCCTGAGGCGGACCATCAAACTCCCTGAATCCGCACTCGTACCAGCACTCCTGATAGAAATTGTCCGGGTAGTCGTTTTCCCACCAGGGATAATCCACCCGGTAATCGTGGAGCTCGATACCGTGGGTCTGCCGGAAATAGCTCATTACCAGACCCCAGCAATCGAAGTGGCCAAGCACGAACGGACGCTCCAGCAATGGCAGCTCCCCGCGTGGCTGAATGGTACGTAAATCCCCCTCTGGCCAGCTCACAATATGCCAGGGCAGCAGCGTTGCATCACACTGTGCCTTATCCAGCTCGCTGGCCTGCGTCGTCGCATCAGGATGGCTGTGAACAATGGCCACCACCGTCCCCCAGTCTTCTGCCGCTGCGTAATCTTCGGGGGACAGGTGAAAATGTTCAGTCGGCTCTGCTGCGAGATTACGACAGGGAAAATAGCGCTCAACCCGGCTTTTCTGTGCCACCACGCCGCAGCACTCGCGCGGATATTCCGCTGCAGCGTGTGCCATGATGGCATCAATGGTTTTCTGGCGCATATCAGCTCCTGATAAGAGATGTACCCGGGAAACCGCCGAACGGCAGCTCGTTGCTGTCTCCGTGCCGGAGCTTGCAGGCCGTCAGCGTGCCGTTGCAGACATCCAGCGAGGGATCGTCAACCGGATTATTGTTTTTGTCGAAATAGCGCGTTCCGGCATAGTCGCAGCCGTCGCCAGTCCGGTACTTGTTCCGGATGCACCAGCTGCATAACGAATGCAGCTGCCGCGTGGGTATCATCTGGCCCTGTAAATCCATCGGACTGGAAAGCGTAAACTCGACAACTTCATCCGTCTCGGTGCTTCTGGCATCAATATAAAAGACCTTCAGTTTTTCCTGTGACGGGTCTGCGGTGGGATTGCCCTGCGGAAAATTTCTGGCGTCCAGATACTGTGCCAGCGTGTCGTGGATACTCACTTTCGCCTGCAGCAGATCGTCATACGCCAGACAGAGCGCTGAGATCGAGCTGTCCAGGTTCGCCACACTCAGTTTTGGCTGTGGACTGGTACCGTCCGTGGTCGCTTCAATACCCTCAACCTGACACGGCCAGGCTTTATACTCCTCCCCCTGCCACCAGATGGACTTCGCCGGAAGTTTATTCTCATCCCCGCCTGCAGCCTCAATCTCTTCCGGAGTATGCACGATGTTATGTGCGTGGAAGCGGAGTACGTCTGACATACCGAACGCTGTGCCATCGACAGAAAAAAGCCGGACTTCATTGCCCGGCTCGAGTTTTTGATAATCAGCATTAAGACTCATGGTGCAAATGCCTGTTCAAACGTTGCGGTTACGGTTATCACTTTTACGTTTTTAACCACCTTTTTGAGCGTGTCAGCCTCGACACGCCACAGCGCGGTATCGCCGAAAGGCGGAGTGAAAATAAACGACTTCACTTTATGCCGCCGAAGGAAAGCGTGAATTTCATTCGCTGTAGTCGGATCCCCTGAAAAAGAATATTCATAGGTACGAATCTCATCATTCAGGCCGGAGCCGCTCACCTGTGCGTACCCGTCGCCGAACTGGACCTTCCTGACTGTGTCTTTGCTTCCCTCGGTGGGCTGGCTGGAAACCTTAATGCCCCAGGGGAATGTTTCTATCGTCATAACTGTTACCTGCGATTGGTCGCATTCCAGATAAGCCCACCGGGCTGGATTGCCCTGGCGATACCATCGTTGACAGATTTGTTAATCACCTGCTGATACGCTTTACCCAGCCTGTCTCCGTCGTTTTGCTGCTGTGCGTTACCGGAAGCGTTTTCGACCGTCACCGGGGCATATACACTGACACCGAAAGGTGCTGCAGCCGGACCTGTACCACCGCCCCCGACATACCCACCCGTGGCATACCCTTTCATCATCCGGTAAAGATTGCCGACGCCGATCCGGTTTGTAGCCTCTTTAGTGAAAACAAATTCACCACGGTGAACGACACCTGCAGGTTCATATTTCCCGCCTGAACCGGTATAACCGCCACCTGCAAATCCCAGCGCGCTTGTCGCTGAATCCACCAGACCGGCCATCGCCTGCTTCATCAGGATCTGTGTCAGCATGGAGAGCGTGGAGCGGGTGAAGTCAGCCCAGTCAGCCTTTCCGCGCGTCAGCATGTCTGCCATATTTTGCCCGATGCCATCAAACGTACTGGTTGCAAACGACTTCATCTGGCCATAAGCATCTGAAGCAGAATCAACATAATCTGCCCATGCGGATTTGGCTCCGGATTGCCAGTCCCCCCGAAGCTTATCCTGCTCGGCGTAATACGCATGCAGTGCCTGCAGCTCTTTCTGATAACCGGCATCTTTTTCAGACCCACCACCATTTTCCCATCCCTGAAGAAGCTGGGCCTCTTCATTGCGACGTTGTGCTGCACGACTGCTCATACCAGCACTTTCCGCCAGGGCTCGGGTTTTTTCGCCGATCTGCGTGACGTATTTTTGGGACGTATCCTGCAGGCGATTAAGGCGCTCCTGCGCCACTATCTGATCGCCAAGCTTCGCGTTCGGCTCTGCACGGGAAAGCACCTCGCTTTTACTGGCCAGCAGGGATTTTTCCTCAGCAGAAAGCGTCCGGGTCTTCGCGGCTTCTTCCAGAACCGTAAACCGGGACTGCTGACGCCACAGCTCCTGACGCTGCTGACTGATGGTGTCATTGATGCCTTTATGCTCCTGCAGGGTGCGCAACTGTGCCTGCAGCTCCAGCGTCTGGGCGCTGGCCGTATCGGTGGCACGGGCTCCTGCAGGTGTACGCACGGAAGGGGTTTTCTTTGGTTTTTTGAGGGTGTCTTCGTACTCTTTTTTCGCGGCAGCCAGGTTGATGTTGTAGTCAGCCTGGAGGATTCGCCCCTCTTTCAGCGCCTTGTTAAGCTCGCTCTGCCTGGCCGTGTATTTCTCCAGTGCCGTCTGCGTTTTGGCATAGTTTGCCTGAGCCTGCGCAGCATACTTCTGGCGATCCGATTCCGCAGCCGCTTCGCGCGATGCATTTTCTTCATTCGCCCTGGCTATTCCCGCCTGCTGCTGCGCCATGTCCAGCGCCAGCCTGGCTGTTTCGCGGTCATTCCAGAATCGGGCGCGGGCCTCATCATTGACATATCGGTCACCTTTACGCAGGTTCCAGATTTCATCAGCTTTTTTGAACGCGGCTTCGGCTTTTGCCACCATCTCCTGCGCGGTATCAGGTCGTCCAATATCCAGAGCCGCATCCCACATCGACTTGAAGGCGCGCTTCAGGGAGTCCGCTGAAGATTCAATCGTCCCCATATTGTCGCGGATGGCTTTGGTCTGATCGTTGAATCCGGCTGTAGCAGCCTCGTTAGCCGCCTGCAGTGCGCCAGCCTCATCACCGGCACGCTGCAGCTGCGCCACATGGGCAATCTGTTCAGCGGTAACGTTATGGAACTGCTGGGCCATCGCGATCAGGCCCGATGTCGGGTCTGTTGCGAGCTTGCCATAAGCTGCTGCGACCTTTTCCACCGGCACGCCGGAGGCATCGGTAAACCGCGCCACCGCCTGGCTCATGTCATCAAAGCGCGAGCCAGCACGCACACCCGCGTTGATAAGCTCGGTCAGCGCCTCACTGGTCTGGTTGAAGGTCAGCCCCGCTGCCTGTCCGTTCCGCGCCAGTGCCAGCATGCGGTCAGCTGTCAGTCCGGCTGTGTTCCCCGACAGTACCAGCGTTTTGTTGAAATCAGACAGAGTGGAAGAGCCCTGGTACCAGGCATAGAACAACGCGCCCGTTGCAACGGACAATGCACCAATGCCGACCATCAACGGGGAAACCGTCCCAATCAGCGCCCGGAATGTCGGGATGATCCCGCCAAAGGAGTCCTTAACCTGACCACCCTGCTGAAGCAGAATCAGCCAGGGGTTCTGCCCACCTGCCAGCTGCGTGGCCACATCGGTAAACTGCGCCGGGAGCATACGCATTGCGGCGTTATACTGACCCACTGAAATACCGGCCTTACGCGCGGCGTTCTCCTGGCGACTGAAGGACTGCTGGATACGTAACGCTTCGTCGTTTGCCGCATTGCCGGTCTGTTTTAATTCTTTTTTGACGTAGCTGAGCTGCTCGCTAAATTTCGACGAATTAACGTCAAGGTTAACGACCAGATCACCGACTGCCGTCTGGGCCATAGCGCACGCCTCCTGAAATACCTGCAGCCTTCGCCATCAGCGTATCGTCATCCGGATCATCGATGTCGATGGCTTCCGGTGCAGAGGAAAGAATGCTGAAACTGTCCGGGGTTAACTCCGGATCGGCAAAAAACAGGGTTGAGATGGTGTAGAGCAAGCCGGAGAAATGTGCGTCCAGCTGCGCATCATGAAAGTAATTGTCCTGGTAGAAGATTTTCCAGTCGCCGTACTCCGTAGAGGACATGCCAGCAAGCATGGCACGCCAGTCCGGGCGACCGAACTCACGCGCCAGTTTCATGGCAAAATTCAGCTCACTGGCGAGGACTTTTCCGCAGTAGCGGGTTCATTACCTTCTTCTCCGGACGCTGCCTGGTCATCAGTTACCGGCGCAATCATCCCGGACAGGAGTTTCACCTTATATTCCGCTTCGGCAACAAGTTCGGTCGGCCATGACTGCATGACCTCATCCTGAATCTTTGCCACTTCCGCCGCCGCATTTTCTCCCTGGGAGCCTTTCAGTTCGTGGCCGTGCCAGAGTGACATCGCCACGAGGAACGCCCCACTTTTTACGGTGAGGGTGATGGCCGCCTGAAAATCGCCAGCTTCAACTGCCTCCAGCTGCTTCAGGTATTCGAGGTATTCAATACGCTGAAGCGCCGAAAGCTGGAACAATGTGACGCTGCTGCCGTTACTTTCCAGCAGTTCGCTCTTTAGAAACATATTTACTCCGGGTCGGAACGGGGCTCACGCCCCGGTTATCAGGAAACAGTGACTTTGCAGATCGCCACAAAGTTACCGTCATTGCTCATAACGATGATTTCTACGGTGCCCGCAGCTACCCCAGTGACGGTCAGGGTATTGCCGTTAACTGTGACCGTTGCTTTTGAAGGATCAGAGCTGGCTACGCGGAAGGATTTATCTGACGCACTTGCTGGCAGGACAGACACCACCAGTTGCGTTGTGGCCGCAATCGCCACAGCCGCAGTGGATTTATCCAGACTGATCCCCGTGACTGCAATCGGCGCGGTACCGCTGTCTTCTGCCAGCGATGGTTTGCCGTTGTTGGTGATTTTGGCCGTGCGGGTCATGACCTCTTTGGAAGTGATGGTTTTACCGAGGCTGCTCACCCAGCCCTTAAACACATCGACGACACCATTTGGGTATTTGATTTTATATCCCCTCACGGTGCCCTCATCGAACCAGGTCACCAGGTCCTGCTGGCCGGAGTCTCCCGGCATCCACGCGAGCGTCAGGTTGGTTTCGCCGGCTGATTTTTGCCCCTGCATCGTTGATGTCCAGTCGGCATTCTCATCATCAACGTAGGTGTCATCTTCCGATTCAGCTGTCAGTTCGCCGGGCTGCAGGTCTTTAATCTTTGCCAGGCGCAGCCAGTCAACGTCTGAAAGCGGATTGGCGTATGGATCTCCGGTTCCGGTGTAAACCCAGAGGGTGGTACCAGCACCTTTTGTTGGTGTCAGCGGGTTTGGTGTGGCCATAGGGTCCTCACATGTCGTAAGTAATGGAATATTTCAGGTCCGCAGAACTCCACAGCGCCATATCGTCATCGCGCTGGTAGTCATAGCCCTGCTGAACCATTGTGGTGATAAGGGATTCAAGCCCCGGAACCTCTGCGAGAACCGGATACACTCGCGTCTCCATCCAGTCATCCAGCTCAGAATCAGGTACCTGAGCCTCAAGAAAGACTTCGATATGCAGAATGGCCTGCCAGCTGTCGGCGTCCAGTTCTTCCCCGGTGTATTCCGCATCTGTCAGGTAAACGGCAACAGCGGGAAAATCACCCTCTTCGAGCACTGCAGGTCTGCCGTCAAAATAAATGGCGTCAGTACCAATCGCGCTCTCCAGCGCGTCAATAATCACCTTGCGAATATCGCTGTGTTTCATCGTGTTAGAATTAACCTGAGTTGGTTGGTAAGGGATGCCCGGAGTTCTTTGGGCATATCTGACTCCATGAGCTTTGGCAGTTCTTCTTTAAACGCCGTAGTTAATGGAGCTGCCAGCGGGATGCTGACCACTTCAATGGGGTAACGGGGTTTTGACGTTCGCCTCATGACATGCCAGCGACCGTTTTTAAGTTGCTGGATAAAACCGCCAGGGAAACGAAAAGGCCCGATACGCAGAACGCTGTTTGCCCCCTTCTTGTCCCGTTTCCTGCGTGAAAGGCGCACACTTGCGGTACCGAGTTTTATGGCTGGTAAATTGCCTCGGTTTACACGGATAAGCGCGCGTGGTTTATTAACCGTCGCGCGCTTCACCCTGGCGCGCTGCTTCACCAGTTTTCTCGGTACACGGGTGTCTTTTGATACGACTGCCACGCTGCGACTGACGGCCCGGTTTGCTACGCGGTTAACGGCCTGCGCCGACGCACGCGGGACAGCCGTTTGGCTGATGCTGTTAAGGTTTTCGATGGCCTGCTCAAGCCCTTTTATTGACATGAACACTCCTTAGCGGCGACGCGAGGAAGCAGGCGGTGAACCATTACCCAGCCAGATGTGACAGGAGCCGCAATCATCCGGACCAATACGATCAACCCAGAATGACCGTCCGTTAATTGTCATGGCGTCCATACGCTTCAACTGGCTAACCGCAGCCGTATTCACAAACAGCGTCGGGCTGGTACCTTCGACACGTACTCCCGCACCGGCATAACCAATGTTTTCTGGATCATCGAAAACGCCGACCAGGGTAGTTCCTGATAAAGCACCTGATATAACCTTTGCCTCTGTACCCATCACCCCGAGAATAGCGCCGTCCGCACGCGACATGGCCTCATCAAAGAGGTTATCGAAATCAGACATTCGCCCCCCTTCAGACTTCGCGAGCCAGCCCCTTCTCGATCAGCTCGTCGGCATCCTGTTCAGATACGCGGATAATCACACCGGGCTCAACGATGGATATCGTTTCGTTCCGCGTGGCATGCAGCGCGTCAACATGCAGTGTGGCCAACGTTTCAACTGATACCCGGTCATCGGTTGTGGTCACTACCGATTTTGTTTTCTCCGTATCAGCAAAATCACTGCCGGTGTTGTCGGCGCTGTCGGCGCTGTCGGCGCTGTCGGAAGAATTTTGTTCTCCGTTTTCACCGTCAACCGAATCAGTGTCGCCATCCAGCTCCTCTTCGAGTTCAGCAATACGCATCGTAAGTTCCTGAATCGTGCCGCTGGTGCTTACGTCACGGTTAAGCTGAGTACCAAGTTCACTCAGCCGAGCGATCAGCTTTTCTTTCTCTGTCATGGGAAATACTCCAGAAAGGTGGCCCGACAGGGCCACTGGGGGAATTTATGCCAGCTTGACGGACACGAATGCGTCAGGGTCCGGCAGCAGCATCAGCGGGGCTGACTGAATCATGGTGAATTCACGCGCCGGATCGCCCGACTGCACCCAGTTTTTCGGGTAGCGTGCCGAGGCATTGATACCTTCGCGCTGGGCATCAGCATCAAGAATGCAACCATAGGTACGCAGGCCGCGAGCCTGAGTGTTACCCAGCACCATCGTCAGGTCCGGCATATAGTTCTTTTTGACATCGTTTTCGACGTACTGGCCGGAGTACACCACGATGGCCACATCACCATACATACCCTTGTATGAAACAGCCGTACCAAGGTCTTTCACGGCGGTTTCCAGCTCAGAATTAGAGCCACGACGCGTATCCAGCTTCTCCTTCACTGCCTTGAAGGAACGGAACAGCGCCCAGCCCTTCGGATCGAACACAATGATGTTGACCACACCGCTGGCGTTGAGCGCGTAGGTTTCAATGTCATCGGTCGGGTCATACGTTTCTTTGTCGCGGGAGGACCACGCAGCCGCACCGGCCTGGACAATGTTGTTACCAGCGCTGCGTCCCATATCCACTTCAACAGGATCAAACGCTTCCCCGGTCATGGTGTATTTTCCGCTGAGCACCGCCGCTACTGCCTGTTTCTCTTCGACCTGGGCAATCGCGAGCTCTTCATCCTTCATGTTCTGGAGAATGATGCGGCGACGGCGATAGTCGGGGTCAGCGAGATTTTGCGGGTCTTCATCCGGCAGGCGGCGAAGAGTCATCAGTGGGTTAACTTCGTGTTTTGGCTTCACATAACCCGGCGTAAATTCAGATGTGCTGCCACCACGGGAGCGGATCACTTTGCCGGAGACAATCGGCGAGACGTACAGCGCCATATTGACCAGACCAGGAATTTGCGACAGGTAGACCTTCTCTGTACTGAAGGGATACGTTTCGCGGAAAAAGATGCGCAGGAAGAGCGGATCAAATTTGAATTTCTTCTCGTTGACCGCCAGCAGCTGGGCAGTAGTGTAAACGGACATAGATTTTTCCCGTAAAAAAAGCCGCGTAAGCGGCTTTTATGAATGATGATGATTGTAAAAACGTGGATTAAATGATGCTGATGGCGGTTCCGGCGAACGCGTTACGCTTAATATTTTCGTCGGTGACAGCGGATGGCCAGAGGACATCTTCAAGACGGAAAGAACCGGACTTGTGATATGTCAGCTCTGTGCTGTTCTGATCTGCTGTTACAGCCAGAATGCCCGTTGCCGCGCCAGCGTGAGCGCCGTCCCAGACGGTCAGCTTGCCAGAAGTAGCATCCAGCATGAGGGGTGTCATTGCTGGCGTGGATGCCGTCAATTCACCAGGACCATACGCGGTATGCGCCGGGTCACTGTTACCGAGCGGCTGGTAATGAGTGAAAACTTCGGTAGTTGCCATAATAGCCTCTTAAACGGGGGTGTTTAACAAATCGTCCGCAGCATCAGAAGATGCGCTGCCTGCTGAGAGTGCGCCTGGTGCTGTTTCCATGAGACGATCCAGTGCCGTGTCGGTGCGCGCCTGGGCGCTTTGTGGTGCGGCGGCCAGAATGCGCTGCGCGCTTTCAACCGTCATACCCGGCGTTTCGGCCAGTGCGCGAGCCTGCGACTCTCGCCCTTTCGCCTCTTCGCAATTAAGGATTCCCATGATGCGACCGTTCTCTGCGGACACGGCTGCCGAAATCTGAGCACTGACATCTTCATGGGTAGCTGCGGCAGCGGTTGTCGTGTCAATGGTGGTGACCTGTTCAGCCGGTGCAGTAGTCTGAGTTGTTGCCTGTTCAGCTGTCTTATTGGTGGCTGCGGATGCAGAAGGTGATGGCATAGTTCCTCCAGTGGTTATTTTTTTGCGTCTGTCGAGTGCTTCACGCATCACGCCGAGCGCATCTGTATTGTTAACAAGCTCATCGGCCAGTCCGTTATCTACGGATTCCTGGCCGGAGAATACTGCCGCTTCAGTGTCCAGTACGGCCTGCACGGACATACCGGTATAAGCGGAAACTTTTTCGGCAAACATCTGACGAGTGGCATCGATACGCGTCTGAAAATCAGCGCGAACGTCTTCAGGTAATTTTCCGTAAGGGTTGCCGTCGACCTTGTGATCACCGCTGTAAATCAACGTGACCTCAACGCCGTTAGTTTTGAGTGCTGCGCCATAGTTGCTATGAGCCATCATTACGCCGATGGAACCCGTTCTGGCTGTCTGTGTGACCATCCTGCGCGATGCAGCACTGGCAATGAGCTGGCCAGCACTACAGTTCATATCATTCGCCAGAGCCCAGATGGGTTTAATATCGCGCATCCGGGCAATGATATCGGCACAGTCGAAAGCCCCCGACACCATTCCGCCAGGCGTGTCCATATCCAGCAGAATGCCGTCAACGCCGGGGTCACTGATAGCCTGTTGCAGGCGAGCAATAATTCCGTTGTAGCCCGTCATGCCAGAATAGGGCTGAAGAGATCTGGTTTTACTGACCAGCGTGCCAGAAACCGGCAACACCGCGATTCCATTTGCCACCTGATAGCTACGTGATGGCCGGGGTCCCATATCGTCATCATCGCCAAACAGCGCCAGGGGCTCTGCTATCTGTTCAGCACCCAGCGTGACACCAGAAACTGAATCGGTCAGATGGGTAATTCCCAACTGCCCTGCCAGCGCGCAAAAGAAAACCCGCGCGTAGGCGGGTTCAAGTAGCAACGGCTCATTAAAGGCCATGCTGGCGATATGTGGAAGATTACGCAGCTCGGGCGTCATCTTTATCCTCCTCATTTGTTTTTTTCAGCCCTGCATCAAATGCAGCTGCCGCCCATGCAGGAGGTTTGAGCCCCGCTTGACGGCGCTCCATAGTCTCACGTACCTGCTGAGAGAATATTTCCTGATAGTCGTCTCCGCGTTTGGCACACTCCTTCTCATAAGTGCTGAGACCAGCTTCAATCAGCATGACGGCCTCCTGCACCTCCTTCAGCCCATCAATAGCCATGCGCCCCGAACCAATCCAGTTGGCGTTACCCCAGGCTGTTCTCGCTTCCTGGAAGCTAAATCTCGCATTAGAAGGGAGCGTAACAACCCTGCGGGCAATTGCTTCTTCCAGCCAGCACACGAACATCTGACAGGCCATACGAGCCGCTACGAACTTACGACGCCCCATAAAGAAGGCCCAGGACTCGTTCGCGCTGGCGCGTGCGGTCGAGTAGCTCATCTGGGAGTAGTTTCGTGAAAGCTGCTCATACGACACACCCAGCCCTGCTGCAATATAACGCAGCAGGGATTGTTCGAACGTTGAATAGCCGTTATCGGTATCCTGTGCTGACTGAAGGTTCAGGGAATCGCCCGGCAAGAGATGAGGAACTCTCGCTCCACCGAGGCGAACCGGCGCAGCAGAGTAATAAGATGCCATTTCGCCAAGCCAGCCAGTCAGCTTATTTTGCTGCTTACTATCGGCACCGAGGATAAAGTCCATTGCCGTATCGGTATCCAACTCACTTTCGATGGTGGCTGCATACATCGCCTTTACTATCGCGCTCTGGAGCTGCGTATTTTGTAGGGTGTCGAGCATTTTCATCTGCTCCATCACGCTGTAAAACGCATTAGCCCCGCGAGTTTGCCCATCTTCCAGGGGTTCGAACACATGGATAAATGAAGGCCTTCCTCCCGGCAATTCACGTGGGATATAGGTCCAGTTTTGCGCCATCCAGCCGGGATAACCGTCATCACTGACGTAATATCCCAGCGCTGCGCCGCTATCATTAATTTTTACACCTGCCCGACAGTTCCTGGAATCACCAGTATTATTGGGATTACTGATACGTTTCGGACTGACCATTTTAAACTGCGTGCGGAAAAGACGCGTTGAATCACTATCCCAAGTAGGCTGCACGCACAGCTCACCGTTAAATGCATGCGTTGCAACTCCTTCGCGGATCATCATCGTAAACGTCCGCTTGCGCTCGGCATCGACTCCGCAAAAATCATCCTCCGCATATTCATACCAGGCGGCCTCCACCTCCCTGGCAAACGCGCGGCTTTCCTCTTCTTTAATGCCGAGATAACGCCAGCTAGGGCAGTAACTCAGTCTGAAAAATGAACCGACGATGTGATCCTGGTGAAGCTGCACGGCGTTAGCCGCATAGCCATTATTTCTAACCAGATCGTCAGCACGGGCATTTCCACGGGAGAAATTAGGCAGAAGTGCAGCATCAGCACTTTCACTCTGAGGATTCCAGGCGTTCAATTGCCCACCGAAACCGCCGCCTCCGGCATGGTACCCAGCATATTCTCGCAGAGACGTTTTTCCGTCCGGACCAACTAAAGAAGGTATTGTCATACGTAAAACCTTGCTGGCCCCCGGCGTCGTGATGTGTTTCCTACCTGAGATTCAAGGTCGGCAATGTACTTTTTCAGATCGCTGACTGAAGTAGCTGTAAATTCCACCCTTCGGCCATCTTTCTGTACCGTTGCCACCCGTTTACCCATCATCAGGTCATGTAACGCTGCGCGCGCGGCATCCAGTTCAGTCTGTGTTGCCATTATTCCTCTCCAGATAAAGCCCGCGCGTAATCCGCCAGGGTCTTGTTATTGTTACGGGAGCCTTCTTCTTCCAGCAGGCTGGCCAGAAGCGAATCAAGGTTAAGCTGCCAGCGTGATATGCTGATACGAAGCGCCGCCAGTGCGTAAACGAAGCAATCCAGAGCCTCATTTCGCCTTTTTTTGCTGTCCCATATGATTTTTCTTTTACCATCGACCCACTTCTCGACCAGTTCTTCAGCGGTCAGCTGCTGCGCCTCTGAAAGATCGTAAATATCGGGGTTATTAGGGAAGTGAACGGCACCGGCCAGAGGCTCGTCACCTTCAACAATCAGCGTGAAGCGGTTATAAATCTGCTCTTTAGCGGTATCAGTACCCACTTCAGTCAGATAAACACCGTTTTTGTTGCGCTTACGTGGCATGTTCGCCACTGGTTTTCCATAAACCGAAGCACCCTTTATCGGGATCACGCGAAACAAACCGTGTTTTTTTGAGCGGTTGTAGACGATAGTGGGATCAATACCACCGATATCCCAGCAAATACGGGAAATAGGCATTTCTACACCGTTTCGGCGTGTATATGTCTTGTTAATCGCCTCATCCACACGCGCAAGAGTTGACTCATCATCGTGACGTCCCATGATGATTTGCCTGTCGATAAGCCAGCTTTCCTCGCCTGGCCCCCACCCCCATACACGCATTTCGTAACGGTCGAGCTGGGAATCTATACCCGCCGTCAGATATGCCACTCGCTCAGGTACGGCTGCATCAAAGTGCTCTATGCGCTCAGCTAAAACATCCGCATCGGGGCGATCGCCGATTTTCGCTTCCCACGTCTCACCCAAGGTGGTGTTAACGAATGTCTTACGTTTACCCGTATCACCTTGCGTTTTGAACCAGTCTTTCACAATCTGTACCCAGGTGGTGAACGGGCTATAAGCTGTCCAGATGTGGAAGGTTACGCTTTCAGGTGGGTCGATTTCTGCATTGGAAGATGAGAACCAACGAAGTCCGTCACGAGTCCATATTCCTGTCAGTTCGCAAATGTAACGAGCGTTGGAAAAGTCCAGTTCATGCTGCTTAATGACACAGGCATTATGTTCACAGAGGTAGTAAACCGTCTCAGCCTGCTCTGGCTCCCATTTGAAGCCGAAAGGCGTATCCCGATCGCCAAATTTGAGGTACTGCTCCTCACCACAATGCGGGCATGCAACATGAAAACGCATAAAATGCCCGGACTCTTTTGCTGCTCGCTCTATCTGGCACGTTCCACGCAATTTTGGTGTTGAGCCGCGTATGGATTTGGGCCAAACAGAACCCTCAATACGCTTATCCCCCAGGAAGGTCGGAGACCCTTCTTTCTCAATGTCTGCATCAAACGCAGCCAGCTCATCGTAACCAACAACATCGACAGATTTTTCGCGATAGTTCTTTGCAGATTTACCACCCAGGCACCAGAAACCGCGTCCGTTCGTAAAACGCTTCATGGACAGGGTGTTGTCCCTGTGTTTTTTCCCGTACCAGGGGGCGAGCGACAGCAATGAGGGAACATCACGAATCGTCGGTTCAACGTGTGACTTCATGAAGTTATCTGCGTCGCCGTCGGTCGGCAGCCACAGCAACTCATTACGTTGTTTATGCTCGATGAAATAAGCAATGACGCCGAGGAGCATTTTCGAATAGCCCACTCGCGCCGACTTAATTACGTTAACAATGCGAATATAGTCGCTGCCCATCGCATTCATGATCGCGCGCTGAAATGGCAGTGTTTCCCAGCGCCCTTCCTGATAAGCGGATTCCTTCGGAAGGTAATAATGCGCATCGGCCCATTCGACAGCTGTCATGGGTTCCGGGCGGTATAGTGATTTCAGACCAGCTTTTACCGCTGTTCGCAGATTAGCTACCTGACTGGTCGATATAATCATTCAACAACCCCGGAATCCGTTCATCCAGCGCCGCAGCCTTATTCATCGCCTTTATTACGTCCCCTTTCAGGAACTCGATATGCCGATTTTCCAGTTCAGGGAAACGGCGCTGCATCGAGAGTGGGATGCCATCCAGAATACTGGATATTTCAGCGGCTATTCTGGATAACACGAAGGTACAAAACGCTGTCTCTACGACCTCGCGACGCTTTTTCTCATTTGCCAGTTCCGCCGCATCCGCATTCGCACGAGTTAAACGCCAACGTTCATAATCAATATTGACGCTATCATCGTCCTCGCCTGGCGATGGTTGTAGTTTTCGGCTCTGGTGTTCGATGCGGTTATCAACGACTGAGCGAACGTCAAAGAAGACTTCTCTCCCTTTCTTCTCTACAGGCTGGACGCCCCATTTATCAAAGGCCTGGACAGATATTCCCAGCGAGGAAGCCATATCAGATTTATTCAATAGCACGGCCATATTTCCTCACCTGTTTTCAGCAATGATTAAACAACAACCTCATGTCCAAAATTTTCATATATAGCGAGAATCTGCGCGGACGCCGCCCCGTAACAGGGCGGATCGCCGGAAAGGACCCGAAAAGATAATGATTATCAATTGCAAGTTATTCCCTTCAAGATAATGCCACCTGGACGGCAATGGCATTGGCCCGTGTCTGTAATCCATTCATCGGCTGCTTTTTAAGCTCAGATGTATTGCTTTTTGTTTTGCAGAACTACCACCTTGTTACTGCAATCGGAATTGGTTTCCTGGTAGAGTTCCAAACCCAAATTTTCAGTGGAGGATGGACGGTCATTTTATCCCGTAAAAAATCGCCTGTTGCTGTATCTGGAATGTTTTCAGACTCAGCAAAACTGATTGATGCCGGGTCTAAAACAGATATCAGTGCGCTATTCGTACCATCCGTTATTTGAACTGGTTCAGCGCCTATGATCATTCTTTCTGTTGCCATGTGCCCCCCTACGCCAGTACGTATTCAGGTGTTGATGGATTGATGATAAATTTCTGCGCAGCTTCAGGTATGAGGCCATAGATAACATCAATGTGATAACCGTCCTTTAGGGTCGGCTCCTTTATCACAT